ACGTAAGAAAGAGTTTAATGGCGTATCTAACAAGCAACGTTCCTCAGTTCAAATGCTGGGTAAGAAAGGAATACACACATAATCACGAACAGTATCACGGAGAGTTTTTACACGCTATGGTGATAGCAGTAACGACAATGCCAAATCGCTGTTTATCTTTTCAGGTTATATTTACAGGTGCTGAAACATATGACGGAGACGAACCAAATATACACGGTGGTGCTATGTGGGCTAGGATGCCGATAACTGCGCTTACAGGCGACACGGCCTTTGAAGAATGGCCTGACCCCATGCCTGTGTGGGCAGCACAGCCGTGGGACTGTTCGTCTCGTACCCATAGCGTTTACACATTAGACAGAGCTACACCGTGCCCGTGGATGGCAAAGATAGATGGAGAGTTCTACCCCGCTAAGTATTACTTCACTGTAGATTACACAGACTCTGAAATCGCAGATGATCCAGCGCAACACAAGCAGTCCCATGTGCTAGAGTTATTAGACGCAGGTCCGTGGACAGGCAATATTGTTGCGTTGCCAAATAACCGTGTGCGGGTTACTCACCCTGCATGGTTCGAGGTCGGAGAAGGTGCTCCTGACTTCAAACCGTCCCAGCATATCCATTACAGTAAATCTGATTTAGATTATACGCTGGATGTAAACCAAATCTTTGACAACTTATATTCGGAGACTGATGATGAAAAAGAAGATGAAAACTAAAGGTGGTATGAAAGCCAAAGGCGGCACCATTAGAAAAATGAAAAAAGGCATGAAAGTTAAAGGTTATAAAGCTGGTGGCAAACCTGATTTTCTTGATTTGGATAAAGATGGGGACACAACTGAACCCATGAAAACAGCGGCTCGTAGTAGTAAGACTATGAAAGCCAAGGGTGGTACTATTAAGAAAAAAGCCAAGGGTGGTACTATTAAGAAAAAAGCCAAGGGTGGTACCATCAAGAAAATGGCTAAAGGTGGTACCATTCGCAAAATGACCAAGGGCGGAACCATTCGCAAAATGAAGGGTGGTAAGATGGTGACCAAGGGCGGCACTA